GCTTTCTGCCCTCTGATACGTTTTCATCTCCAAGTTGACGATTGATATTCTCAATTTTACCAACAAACTTAGACATATTTTCTTTACCAAGTTGTTTGTTTAGCTCACTCAGTTCAAGGTTCTCTTGAGCTACTTTCTTTCTAGCAAGTTCGAGTTTAGAAAGTGCAACACCTATGGTTGCCTCATTTGTTGATCCTACTCTGTTTCCTTTCACTGCTTTATCGTAGGCTCTTTGTGCTTGGCCTAATTCATTTTGCGCTTTTTTTAACGAACGTCGTTGACTTGTTCTTTGTCCATACAATTCTTTCAAACGAGGCTGCGGCATTTTTGTTTGTTTAGCGTATTCAAAACTTTCTGCAAGAGGTGGTTCCTCAGCCAAAGCCTCAAGTGTTGCAATGCCGAATGAAGAGGCATCTTTAGGTGGAACTACTTGTTCTTGCTCTCGTAGAATCCGTGCTCGGTCAGGTCTTTCTGCCGTGTTTGTGCCCATAATTCTTGAGCGTATGTTTCCAACAACAAGAGTAGGATCAACAAGAGCTTCACGAGGTGTCATAGTCGCTGGGTCTGGAGACAATCCTCGCTTTTGCACCTCTGGCAAAGCACCAATTCCCATACCAGTGTTAGACACTTGTGGTATGCGTAGTTGGGCTGATGGTGGCTGTGTTAATACACTAGAAATAGGCGATGAAAGATACTGCAATAAACGTCGTTGGCGTTCTTGCTCCAACGCGACATCGCCCCCGGCCACCATACGAACTGGTTGCACTTCGTCCATCAACTCGCGTGAGGAGGCAAGTATGCCTATGGCCTGTCTTGTAAGACTAGGCTTCTTCGTTGCTGGAGTTTCGTTGCGAAACATTCTGCGTCGTGAACCTGAGAACATCATGCTCTTACTCTCCTCATCAGGCTGGCCCGAAGATAGATTTATACGCACCCAGACCCGCGATTCCCAAACCAGCAAGCTGGCCTAGACGGTCAGGTGATTGCGGAGGCGGTGCCACTGGGCCGGGTGCCAAGCTCAATGCAGATTGCGAAGACGGTATGCCTGCAAAGATATCTGACTGCAACTGTATGGCACGATACGGATCCATCTGTTGTGCCACAGCATCTTGGAACTGTGCTTCGAGCATTGTTTGTTGTTGACCTTGTGTCAGTCCACCAAGACTCAACAATGTGTTTATGTCTTGCAACTGTGCTTGTTGCTGTGCGCCTGCAAGGTCAGCGCGTAAACCACCAAGGCCGCGCAACTGTGTGGCTTGGTCACTTAACAAGCCAGCACCTGCGCCTAGAATATTTGCACCGAGTTCCGTGCCTGATAACCCAAGTTGCCCCGCACTCAAACCAAGGCGACCACCTTCAATACCTAACTGACCAGCACTCAGACCAAGCCGACCACCCGCCTCTAGTCCACCAAGCCCTAATTGTACGGCCTGTTGACGACGAGCCTGCTGTGACTCAAACGCTTGCTGTGCCCGTGCTTGTGCATCATCAAAGCCTTGTTTTCTCAACCGCGTTATTGTATCAATTTCTGTTTCGAGAGCTTTTTGTGATAAGTCAGCACGTTGTCTGTCTGCGCGTGTGCCCATGGCGGCGGCACCAGATGCAGCGAGTGCTTGTTCTTGTCTCTGCCTTTGAATCCCCGTGGACTCTGCGATGTCTTCCCGTATCTGTGCTACTAGCTGGTCTTCAAACGGATTGCGGAACGCGCTTATGTCTGAAGGATCAAACCTACCCGTGGTGTCTTGTAAGGCTGCAACTTGTTGCCCAATGCCACCAACCGCGCCTCGCGCACCCATAATGTCTGCACCAGTTCTTTGCACCGCGCCTGTTGCAAGATCAGTAAAAGGTTGAACTTGCCCTGCCGCCGTACCACCCATGCGTGCGAGTGTGTCGGAATAATCTCCTAACGTACTTAGCGCACCGCCAGCTTGATCAAACGTAGCACCTGCTTGTTGCAAAAAGGGTTGGTAAGAACCAAGGCCAGCTTGTGCGCGTTGTAGAGCTTGTTGTTGTTCTGCACTCAGACCAGCTACAAAAGGTGCTCTTGCGGGAGACACATATTGAATACCTGTTTCGGGATCCGATACAGCCTGTAGTCTTTCGAACAACTGTCTTTGAAAATCTTTTTGATACTGCGGTGTAACAGGAACCTGTATCGCAGCTTGAAGATTATCTGTATCAATTTTTTGAAGAAGCGCGTCAAGCGGATCAGTTGAACCACTAGTTAACTCAACGGGTGCTATAGGAATGTTCGATAATGGTGCCCGTCCCCCACCTTTGTTTGTTGTGCCACTCATTATAGCCATTATGCAGCCTCCAGATTCTTCATGAGTTTGTACATTTTGGCTGCACCTTTGCGGCGATTACCGCCACCTGCGTTACGGACTGCTTCCGCAGTCATGACAAACTCACCGTCTGACAACAAGGCTGGTATGCTATCCGAGGTTCCCGTACCGGGGCCAGCGACTTCGCCACCCTCCATCAAGGTTGGAATACCTGAACCACCTACCTGTTGACCGCCAGCACCTTGATAGTTTTGTCTGTCTCTGTAAAATTTTGCAAAAGCTATAGCTGCGGGAGAGGGTGGGCCTGCATCGGCTTTGCCCGTTAACGCATCTATGTCTTCCTGCGTCAGTGGTATACCAGATTCTTGTTGATACTGTTCAACATCTTGAGGAAGCAAAATAGGTAACACGGTCAATGCAGTTGCTGTTGTAGCAAAAGTTTTTGCCCCAGGACTCATGCCAGCAAGGAAACCCGTTTCGGCACCCGGTGCCGAACTAAATGGGTTTAAGGATGAAAGACCTGATGCAATTTTTTCTCCAAACGTTGCAGGAGCACTGGCTAATTGAGTACCCTTTTGGATCGCTTCTAATTCTGCCGTGCGTTGTGCTGATGGTGCAAACGATTGAGACGCAACTTCCGGTTTAACAGACATTTGAGGAACAGTCGATGGGTCAACAGACATGTTCGCGCCTTGGGCAGTGGTAGCACTACTAACACCACTACTAGCACTAGCTGTGGGTGCGTATTGTTTAAGTGGGTCAAAAGCACCAATACCTTGCGCGGCACCCGTGATTGCCGCAACCTTGGCACCTCTTTTAAGTGAGTCTTTAAGATTCTTACCTCTTGCAAGTCCGTAAACTGTGCCACCAACTAAACCAGCTGTGGCGGCACTACCAATGGAAGTGGTAAGCGCGCCTGCTAAGTTAGAACCGAGAGCACTAAGACCACCAGTCGTAAAAGGGTTGACCAAGCCTCCGGTTAAACCTGCCGCAGCAAGACCAAGAATAATCGGCGCGGCTTTCTTAACTATTTTTTTAATGCCTTTAAATACTTTCGAAAGGAAACCAAACTCTTGGACACCCGTGTACGGGTTTCGCGCAACCATGTCACCGCCAACGATAAATTCTTGCGGATCCATTCCTTCTTTTCTAATAACATCAAATATCTCCTCTCTTACATCTGGGTAATATTTGAGAATAGGTGCCGGTACAAGCATCTCACCTTCGGCAACGTGTGCGATTTGGTCGTCATCATATCGACCCATTTGAGCTAATCTATTAGCCATCATGGGGGTAGATAGCGAAGCTACACCAGCGGGTTGTTGCATATTCATCATGAGACTACCTTAACAGTTCCACTATCGCTGAACAATGCACCACTTTCAAGACCCGTAGAAGCTGTAGGTATTTGTGTTAGGGTCAGTGTGGTGCCTCGAAGGGCGCGAGTGCTACGTTCCTCATCTATAAATTGTTGTAAAACAAGGACAAGATCCGTCAGATACTCCAACGTAACCTCGCCGCTTCCGGGTGGCGTGGGTAGGATAATTGTAGAAACTTCTACCTTTCTTGCCATTATCTTCTCCCGTCTGGTCTGATATCAAAGCGCGGTGAGCCAAGTTGCCACTGCACGCCTAGCTGATCAGACGATATCTTGAGCGTGTAAGCTCTGCCGCGTAACCTGATATGCAACTGATCTGTGTACTGATCGACAGGAGATGTAGCTGTGCGAGTTACAGTGCCTGAGTCACTTGCACCGAACGTTGTGCCAGGGAATGTCCTAGCTTCCATAGTAAACGTGGCAGTCACACCTGTCTGTTCAGAACCAGTGAAGTTGATGTCCGGTACGACTCGTCTGACAAAACTAAAGTTCTCGCCATCACCGATGTCCATGACCGCAGATGTAATAGAAGGTGTCATGGCTGTTGTATCATCATCCACACCGTCCTCGTGCTTGAACAGCTTCGATGCACCCGCCGCGTGTGGATTAGACCGACTGGTTTTATCTATCCATGCTGTGCGTGACAGAGAACCGAAGTACCAGATCTGTGTCTGATAGTTGTAGATGACATAACGGTCATTCTCAGTTGCACTTGCGGATGTATAAAACCACCATATCTCGCCATGGTCTGCGTTAGCCCCGGCTGTAATCTTGTTGAACTGACTGACGTTGATGTCACCAAACACTTTCAACTCTACTGTGCAGGGCAGTTTTTCTGTTGTGCCGCGATAGATATAGAAGTTGTTCTTACCCATCCAGTAGACCGTATCGTCAACAGCAACAGCAGCATTGGGACTGATGATGGATATGTTGGATGCAACGAGGTTGGCGGCAAAAATTGATTGCCCACCTATGAAAGTCATAGAATAGATAGCCGTATCCGTAAGCACTACCACCTCGCGACGTGTCTTAACAGCTTGTACAATCGTTGAGCCGACACCCAAGTCAAAGCCACCAGCTGTGTTGATGCCAGAGCCTGATGTAACAGCAAACCACTTCAGTTGATCTTCTGAATCGCTGAACCTAATCTTCAACGGATTCTGTGTGCCATTGCCCTCAGTCTCGCTACTACTGGCGTTCTCATCATCGCAACCGAAAGCAATAACATGACGCGGGAACGGAAAGACCATTACTTGTTTTGCTATTGTGGGCACACTGCGAGATGTGCCACCCGTGGTGCTGACCAGTTTGATGGCACGAGTGGTAACACCATTTGCTTTTTCCCAACGAAAGATAGAGCTATCACGCGCACACAAAAGAAGATCATCGCCCAGCGTGTCGTGTGACCAAAGCCGTAAGTCTAGTGCGGTGCCTGTAGGTGCGGCACTACCCCAACCAAAGAAGTCTGTGGCATTTGTGACAGTTACTCCATTGCTATGAGTAGCGGCTGTCGTGCCCAAGGCACCGCGTGTTGCTCCTGTAATATCATTAGTGCTTTTGCCGCTGTAAGTAATAAGTTCTGATTCAATCAATAATGTCCCAGAACTTGGAAAACTAGCTGCGCTTGTAAGCGTAATTGTTGTCTCGCTAGTATCCAAATCTTCGTTTACAGTTGTGAACACAGCACCAGATACTTCACCACCCCACAGACCACCGCCCCAACCTGTGCCATCAACAGCACTATCAAGGCCGGTGTTGATCTGATACTTGCCAACAACAGAACTACCACCATTACCGGAGTCGCTACCGTTGGCTGTAACGGTTGTACCGCTTGTGTCTTTGGCAGTTATTTGAAAGCTGTTGGCGTTTACGATGTTCGTAATCTGATACTCTTGATTGAGTACTGCCGCAGTTACATTGCCACCAAGAGATGCAGCACCTGAGAAAGTAATGAAGTCATTTTCAAGAGCGTTGTGTGCTACTTCAGTCACCGTAATTGTCGAAGACCCATTTGATGCAGCAAAGGTTACGTCCCCTGCGGATGTGGTCAGACGCAACGGTGTTACATCATTATACGAGCCACCTTGTTCGAGATAGTATTTCAGGTGTGTGCCAATACCCATAAGGTCTGAACTGTCCGTGGTAACAAAGTTTACCAAAGCACGGGCAGTGCCTTCATAAGTTGCACTCGATATCTTTTTCCAGCCACCAATCTTTTCAGGATAACCAAACCGGAAACGTACCTTATCGCAATCTACCCAGCTACCTTCATTGCTGTATGAGGTAACGTCGGTTGCAACACCGGGCCTGAACTGAAGTTTCGTAAGCGGCACCTAGCTCTCCAGTTTGACTTCAAGTTCTTCAACTTTGTTTGTTAGCTCATGCACAGCATTTACCAGCAGAGCTACAACACGATCATATTTGATAGCCTTGAAGCCATCTTCTCTGTTGGCGACTACCTCTGGTAGAACTTTTTCTACGTCTTGAGCAATTAGTCCGACATCATGTTTGCGTACAAACATACCGTCCTCGCCACCACGCCTCTCCATGTAGTCTTCTGTCCAATCAAACTCTACACCTTGTATCTGTGCCACCTTGTCTAGAGCTTCGTCGATGTAGCAGATGTTTTCTTTCAAACGTGCATCTGAAGAAAAGAACGCCGTGATGTCATTCGTCGCTCTTATCTCACCTTGTGTTGTTGATGATGCTGTGCCCACACCAAGTGCATTGAACTGAACATTTGAGCCTGTTCCTACAGCTTGACCAATGGCTATGGTTGGCGTTATTCCCTCACCGCTAGTCGCGCTTAATGTGATGCCTGTGCCAGCACTGAGTGCGGCTACATAGTTACCTGTCGTATGCGTCGTCAAATCAACAGAGTTGTTTGCTTGTGCTGTAGTGATTGTAATATTTGCACTGCCATCAAACGATACAGCACTGGATGTAACATCTCCTGCTAACGTAATCGTTCGGGCATTTGCAAGCGCAGTGGCTGTTGCGGCGTTACCCGTGCAACTACCAGACGAGCCACTTGTGTTGCCGGTTACATTACCAGTGACATTACCAGTAACGTTGCCGGTCACATTACCCGTAACGGCACCTGTAAGATTACCAGTGACAGAAGTTGTCGTTAGAACACCTGTGCTTGGGTTGTAGCTTAATCCGGTATCGCTTTCCAAACCTTGTGCGCCAGTTGCACCATCAACAAACACAGGAAACACGCTTTCGTTTGTGCTGTTGTTGGCGGTAACGTTTATGTTATCAACGGCATCAAGGGTCAGACTACCAAGGGCATTAACAACTGTTGCACTCGATCCTCCCCCATCAAACTTTGCTACAACTGTTTTGCCGTTTGCCAAGGTCAAGACATTAGCAGCATCGTATGTGCCTTGGATCAAAACAAGTGACTGGCTACCCGCTAGGCTGTTTTTAATAATCGCAATCTTTTCGACTGCGTTATCAAGCAAGCGAAGATACACCGTGCCGCCTAAATCACTACCACTCGTAACATTGATGTACTTGTGACGTAGTGTAGAAGAGGTTCCATCTGCAATCGTCTGATCGTTTGGGCTACCTGTTGAGCCTGTGGCTGAAAGCGTCAGGGTTACAACGCCGTTGATTGCTTCGTCGAGCAGTTCAAAGTTTGTATTAGTAGTCGTGCCCCAGGTTCCGGCCTGTTGACCCGTACCGATCAGAGTGATGCCTAGATTATTGCTATATGTCGTTGTCGTGGTCACTGTCTAATCCTCTAACTCGTATCAATATCCGTATAAGACTCAGAGCCTGATGGTGTTATCGTTGTCCAACTGTCTCCAGTATGCGTAATATTCGTCCAGCTTTCTGCCGGAGTTCCAGCGTCTAACGGAGCAAACAAAAGTTCTCCGTTAGAAGTTACATCAAAAGACGGGATTAGGGAACCTACACCGGACGCAATATATATGGCGGTAGTGGTTTTTGTGAAATTAGCGTCTATAGTTGCGCTGTCTTCAAGAACGGTGTTTGCAGCAGAAGTCTTCGTAAAATTAAAATCTGTGACGATAGCCGGGGGTATAGCTATCAATGTCGGCGTAGCTGTTTGAGTTGCATTAAAGCTCTGGGTAGACGCTTCGCTAACTATCGCTCCGTGTGCAGAAAAGCCCCGATCTGAAAATGATAACTCACCGAACATCTAGGCTGGCCCTGTTTGACTATCCATGAATGTTTCGTAGGCAGACTTCACGCTATCCGTCCAAACTGCGTTGCACACAGCCTGTACGGTTGCATCTTCACCTGAGATGTCTGTGTCACCCCAAGTGTCACCAGACTTCGTGCGGCAGTAAAGAACATGCCTGTGATAGTTACGGCTTATTTCTGCTCCGTCATCTTTTACAATGGTTGCCTTGCGAACTTGGACATTTTTGTAAACGCCTTTGACTTCACAGTCATATTCAAATTCTTTCGTTAGTGCCATTTTTATCTCCTATGGTTGGACTGTCCGACCCGACTTCCAGACGGGTTATCATGTAAAATAAAATCCAATTCCGATAATACGGGTGCCAGCGTTCATTGTGTCGAGAGAGCTTGTTCCAGCTTGAACCAAAATTATTTGGTCTGAATTGTGACCTATATATCCACCTTGTATTCCATCGGCTGTTGCATGAGCCACATGCAATGCACCAAAACTTCCACCGGGTGTAAATGGTAATCCGGTAATTGCATGTGTGGCTGATGAGCCAGACGCTGATGTCGCATCAATAGTTAGAAAAACACCGCGACCAATTTTTGTGTATTTACACGGAGTGGATTGCGTCATGTTATTGCCGCCGTGAACTGGAGTCCAAGTTCCTTCTTCGTAGTCATCCTGTAAATTGGCGGCGGTTTCAGCATCGTTGCCAGCAAAAGATAATCCCCCTGAGAGTTGCACATTCCCAGAACTATGAATGAACATGGCAGTATTAGTTATTCCAGAGCCATAGCTGTTCGATGTTCCGAAGGCTAGGTTTGACCCGCCGCCATCAAACATACCCGCAATGCGAACATTGGCGGCAGTCTGACTGTCGTCATACGGAGCCTCTACAAGACTGACATAATTACCAGCAGTGTAGTCTGTTTGTGTAACTCGTAGACCTTCACCATCTACTGTGCCTGTAAACGTGCCACCAAGTTTGTTTGTTGTTTCTATCTCAATAGGATTTTCTGGTGAAGTAGTTCCTACCCCAACCCGATTGTTAGTACTGTCAACGTGTAAGGTGGTGCCATCAACAGTAAGGTCGCCACCTACAGATACGTCCTGTGCAAACTCACCGGAGAACAACCCAAACGTGTCAAACGCCAGTATCTCTAGCGTGTCGTTTGCGGAGGCACCGCTGTCCAGCACGATGCTCGTACCGCTAGTGGCGGTGTAGTCTGTCTTGTCTAGCTTAACGCCGTTGAGAAACACATCCGTGTATTCGGAGTCTGTGTATGTCAGGGTGCGCCCAAGACTGTCAGATCCAGTGAAGCTGGTCTGCCCTGCTGTGGCTGTGTAGACAAACCTGCCTCGAAGACCACTGCCGGGTTCTTTGCCTATGTATGCCATTAATCTGCGTCCTCGATTGTTAGTGTGCCAGCTTCTACTTGGCGTAAGATTTCTGCGTAGTGGCGGTTGGCTGGGTCAAGTGGTACAAACATAGTTGTTCCATCAACAACTGCCTGCACAATGCTATTTTCTCCATTGTCGGCAATATATTTTGCAGATGTAAATGTAATTTTTTTTTCCACAATTATAACTCCGCATCTGCCGCTGGTGATATATTGCCAGTATTAGTGGTCATTCCAGTAACTGTAACAAAATTTGTTCTTGTTCTATTAACAGAACCCCCTGTTGGCACAGCAGATAAAGTGACAGTGGGATTTGCTCTCATTGTGGTGGGAAAAGGGTAGTGTGCTTCTGGAAAATCTCCATAATGAAAGCGACCTGACCCAGCAAAGTAATACCTCTGGCACAACTGCAACTCTTCAGCAAAACTTCGATGCTCAAACTCAGTGGCTACTGAGCCAACTTCTAGTTGCATCCCAGTTATAAACAAAGTGTTGTCTGTACTACTGAAAAAGTTAGAGCCACCTACGTTTCTATTTGCACTACTACTCGCTACCCAAGATGTTTGCAAAGTTCCACTATTATATGTAGACCCCGATGCTAACCAAAAGGCAACATACAAACTTAGAGCGTTATCATCATCAAATGCACCTGTAGTATCTGCTCCAAAGTCAATTTCGATGCGTGACCAATCTGTTGTTGTTGTAAATGTTCTGCTAACTGCTCTACTGTTGTCATTGTCAAAAAGTTCTGCAACCATAGTACGGGCAGAGTTTGCCTTCACATAGAAACTAAACGTAAAGTTTTTTGCGCTAGACGTTCCTTTAGAAAATCTTTGTAAATCTTGACCCTCAATACGAGTTTGGAACCAAGCAAAATCTCCTGCGTCTAAACTAGATTGTGCTGTTGTGCAATCAAACTTCAAAGAGTTAGCAAAACCATCAGGGCTATCGCTATCTTGCGACATGGTTAATCTTCCATCCATGCCAGCAAGACCTAAATTCATTCTATCAGTTACAAAAATACCTGATGATGCACCAATACCTGTAACTGAGGTCGAGCGTTGAGCCACGTTCATTGAACCGTTGGTCACAACATTCTTCCGACCATCAGGTGCGCTTGCGGATTGTGCTAGTTGTCTTGCTTTGCTTGCCATTCTAACTTGCCCCTAAAAGAACGCCGCCAAAATTACATCTTGTCCTATCAAGACTAAAGCTGGTGTTATTGTTGTTAATCGCCTGTATTTTAATGACATCACTTGCGGCACAGTCATCAATACCAATCATAACATTTTGGTCGTAGCTATCTCCGTAGCCGATAACTCTTGCAATGCTTGAGCTAGTAGTTTCGTTGACAATAAAAGCCTCAACACCTGTAGCTGCATCTGTCGTCGTTACACTTGCGAAAAACAAATAGATACCCGCTACTGGGCATGTGAATTTACCCGTTGTCGTGTTGTAATCAGAGCCGTTATTCACAAAAGCTGAACTTAGAACAACGTCAGCCAAAGCCGCCGACCCCGAAAAGGCCATAAGACCTGAACCAGTTGCTTGAAATGCTGGTAAATTAGGAATACCAAGAAGCCCCGCAGAAGTAACATTAAACAAAGTGCTTCCTGAACTATCCCCCACCATAAAGGCATTTGCAGAACTAGCTCCTATAAAACCTCTTGTTGTTCCATTGTCGGAAAACTCTTGTTTTAGTGAATTACTATTAGTGCTGTTTACTTCAAAAGGAACGCCACTGCCTGCTACATGCAAAGCAGTATCAGGAGAAATACCCACACCAACGCGGCCAGAACTATCAACTCTGACTCTTTCACCTCCAGCCGTTTCGAGGGTAATAGTATCGGTATCAGCAAAGCGGATGGCGGTGTTAGTATCTCCTGAGTGAACGATTTTGTCAGCGATTGTCAGGTCGCCATCAACCGTAAGTGATTGCGTTTCGCTGACATCGACTACATTGGTTGGCTTCTTACCAGTATAACCCATCAGGTAATCTCCATAATACTGAGTGTTGCGTCAATCTTTGCCGCCGTGTCTGCGTCAATCTTCAAAACATCTGAGTCCTGCAATACAACTTTACCGCCAGACAAAACCTCTAACGACGAGCCTACAGGTATCGGCACATTCTCCAGCAACTTCACTGTCGCGTTTGTTTCTGTGTCATTGGTATCTGAAACCAACTGCACATCTACAGTGTGTTGCGCCGTTCCTACGTTGCAAAGTATCAGTCCAAGGACAACAGAAGTTGTAGAGCCGGGGCAGGTATACAATGTCTCCAAAGTCCCAGCCGAAGCAGGCATTGCCGCATGTGTTTTTACCTTGAATGTATTAGCCATGTTTTATCCTAACGCGATTGCCAATGCCGTTGCATCGTCCGTGGTTGCCACCGTGCCTGTTGCACTGGGTAGTGTCAGCGTTACATCGGCAGTAGAAGCTGGGCCGATAAGCGTTGCCTTGTTCGTGCCGTTATCGCTGTCTTCAAAGAACTCTACAAACCCTGCTGATGTGGCTCCGTTCTTTACCGACATGCCTGCATTGAACACATCCTTTGCCGTTGATGTTGACACGCCTGTCTGAGTTGTAGTGCCGCTAATCTCTACATTACCGTTGATGTCTATCGTCGTGGCGTTCAGTTCTAGTTCTGTATCAGATACCAAATCAAGAACACCGTCTGCGCTTTGATGAATATATGTACCTGAGTCACCAAACTGTAGTTGGCGTGAGCTATTCAGCAACAAAGCAGTATCAGCAACATGCGTAAGCGTTACGTCCTTATCTGCACCAAAACCTAGAACCGCCGCATCGCTGTCCAATGTAATGTCATCACCTACAAGCAGGTCGCCATCTATGTCTACATCACTAGAAAAGTCACCTGTTGCCGCGTCCAATTCCCCAGTAACTGTAAAGTTTCTAATTCCAGTGTAATCTTTGTTGGAGTCTAGTATGACTGCCTTTGACGCAATCGCTGTGCCAGCAGCTGTTGAGCCTAAATCAAGGAAGTTTATCTCACCAACAACTACGGTTGCACCATCTAAGATGTTTAGCTCTGCTGGTGTGGATGTGATTGCTGTGTTACTTGCGGCGGCAAGCACAGGTATCGTGCCCGACTGGTTCGGTAAGTTGATTGTTCTGTCTGCCGTTGGATCTACGATTGTTAGCGTGGTTTCATGGGCATCCGCAGTAGCACCTTCAAAGATAATCGCGTTTTGCGCGTTCATCGTAACGGTGTCTACCGTTGTGGTTGTCCCTGATACCGTGAGCTTTGGAACCAACAACTCACCCGTGCTTGGGTTATATCGCAGTGCGCCCGTGTCATCTAACAGCGCGTTTGATTCATCATGAAACACGACGGGGAAGTTTGTATTTGCTGTGCTGTCGCTGACAGTAACTGTCGTGGCAACCGCCGCAGTACCTGAGTATCCAGACGATGTAATCGTACCTAGCGATGAGCCTGCATCGGCAAAGGTAATTGTACCGCCATCTGCGTCCAATGTAATCCCACCGGATGAGTCAAGCGTAACCGTTGTGCCTGCAAGCTCTGCTGTGCCATCTGCGGTAATCTGTATGTTTGCAGCCGCCGCTGCGTCATCTGTTGTGACAATATCTAGTGTGCCGTTTGTTCCCACCGTAAACGTAGCAGTATCACTGGTAGAGCCGGTCATCGTAATCACTTTACCGTCTACCGCTACATCATCCACTGTCAGCGCAGTTAGCGTGCCGACAGATGTAAGGTTAGGCATTGCCGTGATTTCATCATCAAAGTATGCGGCTAAGTCTGTAACAGCCACCTGCTTCATTGTACCTGCATCGTTGAACACAACACGGTCTGCGTCAGCCACTGTGACAGATGAAGCTGAAGTATTCCCGTCAACAATATTTAGCTCTGCTACCGTAGAGGTAATACCGTCGAGTACGTTCAACTCGTCCGTAGTGACGGTTGCTCCGTCAAGTATCTCTAGTTCTGCTTCACTGATACCAGCACTGCCGATTGTGACAGTCCCGGCAAACGTTGCATTGGCTCCGTCAAATGTAATTGCAGTAGTAGAACCTGACTTCAAGACTAGATTGCCGGAAGAATTAGTCAGCGCAGCATATTGTGTGCCAGCATCTTTCAGCAAAACATCCGCGCCATCTGCATCAAGAATGATGTCAGCAGGTGCATCAATCGTCAGATCACCCGACCCTGGCACCAGCAATGCTTTTTCAGCAGGCAATGTGCAGAACACAGTCTTCGTGCCAGACGAAAAGTTTACTGCGCTATCGCTGTTCGAGCTTTCTAGTATGGTTGTGCGAGACAGCGTATCAGGCGAGGCATCCGTTACGGTGCCGATGCCTACCTCAAACTCGTTGGCACTTTCGTGAACAATCGCATAGTAGGTAGTGTTGCTGTTACCTATGCCAGCTACAAAGGTTTGAAACCCAGTTAGCGCACCAGCCAACGAGAGAGTGCCAGTGCCTGTAGTCGTGCTGGTTTCTTTTACTCTATCGTTAACTGCAAAAGCCATTATTTCAACTCAATGGTTAGATTACTCGCGTTGATTCGGAAGATATCACCAGACGCAACAGACCTTGAAGAGTCTAAAGCACCTACAAAAAGTATGTTGCCGCTAGACGATGCGTCTACCAAAAACACATGTGTGATTGTCTGAGTGCTACCGCCCGATGCTGGAAACTCTATGTTGGCAGCGTTTACAACGGTCTGTGCATCTGTGCTTGTAGAAGCAATCGTCCAGTTAGATGCTGTAACTTGCTGTCGCGCATAATTAGTAAAACTAGCTTCTGTCAGACTACCGGCTTCTGCATCAGACACAGCAGTTGCTAGGCCGACATAGATACTGTCGCCGGGTGATGAGAAACTTGCGGCGTTGTTTTTGAAGATAAAGCTGAGTAGCTTGCCCTCAAGATATGTGGTTGCAGCATTAGAGGTAGCCATCGTTACGTCCTTTCTCTACTTGGAAGACCCTTACGATAAGCATCTGTGTTTTCTCGTGCTTCACCCAGATCTTTCAGTCGCAACAGTTCCTCTGTAAATCTGTCACTGTAAACTTTTAACATATCAGGGTCGCTTTTCATATAAGCGTAGGCTTCAAACAAGCTGCCGTACAACAAAGCAAAAGACGCATTTGTACTAAGCCATGTCGTGCCGCTATCTGCACCGGCTGTGAGACTTGCAGGTCTGAAATAATAGTGTAGCTCTACCGTGTAATTAGAGTTTGGTGTCGGCGCAACGATGAGGTTTGTTTCATCAAACCGTGCATAATATCGTGGCACACCTGTAGTAGATGCAGAGGGTGTGAAGGTCTGTAAAAAGTTTACGTCTTTTTGTTCTAAAAACCGTTCAGAACCCGATGTTGTGATACGCAATGAAAATGACGCTAAAAAATCAGTGGGTACTGTCAAGAACCGATCACTTGAGGTAAACGCGCTGGTAACGTTTTTACGGAATATCTCAAAGTCCACGGACTTGAAGAGCCTGTCTTCAGCCGCCTTGATGAAGTCATTCAGGTGCGTAACAAAAGATGTCTCTGTGTTTTCGGTATAATCCTGAATCGCTGTTTTTAATTCGCTGTAAGTAAAACTCATAATTATGCACTCACTGTTACTGGCCCAGCCGAAGCTACTTTGCCGCCACCAGACACAGAGCCAATAGTGGCTGTCTCCGATGACCCTCGCTGACTAATATCAAAAGTATAAGAGTTTGTGTCCACAACGGTGATTGTAAATCCGCTGCTATTTTCAAGCGCAGCTGATGTAAAACCATCAAAAGGCACAGTAGACCGGAACCGAACTACATCACTGGTCGAACGACCATGGGCTGTTTCTGCAACAGTTATAACTGCCGAACTAGCAGACCCCGATGTAAACGGATCAAGATCTAGCAGAACTTCGATAGCTGGTTCTGTTCGATCTGTCCTAGCATTGCGGATAGCTTCTGGGTCAGAGATGTTGCGTGGCGGTGTAAGTTGAGGATGTTTGGGTTCATACTCATCCGGCCCCACCAATAGACCGTTCCACTCTTTCCGCATCTCTGCCTTGCGATAACGAAAGCCAGATCTGTCTGAGATGCCGTATGCTCTTTTACCTGATGCAAACCGGGCCATTAGCGCACCCGTAGATAATCAATACTTGGAGTAAGTTTGAGTGCTACACGATCCTCGTCTTCATCTGCGGCACGTTGGAACTCTTCTTCGTAGATTGATTTCAACACCTGTATTCTTTGAGGTGCGCGTTTAACAGACAAGTAGTATGCCAGTCCTGCTGCCATGCAGGGCAGAAACCGGAAGGGTGCATCTACATCATTCACCAAAGCATCAGCATCTTGTATGCGTTGAACAAAGTAATAACGCAAAACATCTGTGCTGTTTTCAGGCGTGGGCCACAGGTTTATCTCTGGTGTAATCTGTCTGTTGAAATAGAAACTAGAGGGCTTGCCTGTTGTCGCCTTGTTTGGTTGGTTCTGATACTCGCCCCGGCTGATGCGTTGCACCTGAAAATCAGTGTTGTCACGACGAACAACCACTTCAAGTATATCAGTAATCTCGCTAGATAGAGTGTAGGTAGATGTACCTGATGTGAGAGCTTGTGTGCCCAACTGCACTGTCCACAGATTTACGCCTCTATTTGCCCAGTCTGCAAACATGATGTTAAGTGAGCGTCTCGCTGTCTCAGCATCATACCCAGTCCTGACTTCCAACCCACAACGTTCGTAGGCTTCCTCGATGACTTCAGCTACATCAAGAGTAAAGTTCCTTGAACTGGACGTTGCCATCACTCTTCCTCATTATAAAGGTTATCAAACACCCTGTTTACATCTAACGTATAATCTAAATCACTTTTAGAATAATGTATATGAGCAGATGGCTTGAAGTCTGGGGCACCAGTCCCCGTCTCAAACCAAGCTGGATGAGTTACTCTAACACGGTTGTTGGGCAACGCCACAATATTTCCTGTCCACTCACCAGCATCAAGCAAATGCAACACATGGCTCTGCTTATGTTGTGCGGGATCATCCGCGATTTCGTTTTCTGAATAATCTACAGTGAACAAATATTTGGCAGGAAACATCTCGCCATCTATCTTTGCAAACCAGGGACAAGGTGTGGCTCTATCTAAGACATACACAGCGTGGTTATGTGATGAGCAATCCCATGGTTGTGCATCATGAACAGCCATAGGGACAGGCCATTCTTCTAAAGGCTCATCTGCCACCAGTGCAGTGATAGGCATACGCGCCCACATCGCACCACCGTGTACAGTGTCCTCTTCCTCGCCTTCTGCTTCGATGCCCGTGAATATAACCTGAAAGCTCAACGACCTGCATGGCATAGTCGTCACAGCAATAGCCATGGCGTGTAAAAACTCGCCATGGTATTTCTCATGGTTGTGTGTGTATTCCCGGCGCACCCAGCACTTGAAGTGAGGGATGTTGCTTTGAAGATAAGGCATTACGCTTTAGTGAGCTTGTAACCTTTTTTCTTCGCTGCTGCTCTTATTTGAGCCAGTGTCATTGTGGGTTTTTTAGTGGCACCGCCACGCTTCATGCCCTTGGACTTCATCATACCGCCACGCTTCATGCCCTTGGACTTCATACCAACGGCACCGCCACGGCGATAGCCTTTAGACTTCATCATACCGCCCTTTTTCATGCCCTTCCGTTTCTTCATCATCGCGTCTTTCTCCTTCTAACTGCTTTGACTCTACGAGGTTTACCGGCTGGTTGTCCCAACCGTTTCTTTTGACTAACTCTACTGCGCTTCTCAGCGGCTGTCATTTCTTTAGTAGTCTTGGGTGTTTTAGAAGAGACTCGTTTTGACGGACGACAATACGGTGTGCCCCTCTTCTCTCCTTTTCTACGACCACACTTTTTACCCGTGCGAACGTCTTTCCAGTCCTCTTTGAACCAGCGTTTAAGGGCCAACCCTTTTTTAGTTTTTCTTACTGCTGGCATCAGTAGATCTTGGTGGTTTTATAGCGGTACTTCTGTCCGTTTCTGAACTTTGAAGCTCCGCGCACCATTCCTCCATCTGCTTTTCTAACTGTTTTACTCTTGCTTTTATTTCCCCAGTTTTTAGCTCCGACTTTTCTGCACTTGGCAATTGCACCGGAAGCGTAAGCACTCGGAAAGACACGATAACGTGCCTTGACTTTGTGGTAACAAGCATCCTTTTTTGACATCTCATTTCTTCCTTTTCCTGCGTCCTGCACAATGGGCACGCTCTGAAAAGCCTCTGGGCTTTTTACAGTTTATACTACGCTTGCGTTTTGCGCTCCATTTTCTTTTCTGTGGAGGCTTGGTGATCTGCTTCGGTATGCTCGACCTAGAGATCGTCATTAGAACAACCTCTCAACAAAAGGCAGTAACGCAGTTGCTATGATGATACCCACCAGATATTTAAAGTTTGCTGAGATGTTGGCATCCAGCTTATCCATTTTTTGTTTACCGTCTTCTAGCCGACGTTGTATTTCCTCGTATCGAAGAGAACATTCTGCTTCGTGCTTTTCTATACGGGCTACTGCTTCCTGAATTTTCATGTCAACACTTCCACCGTCTTCTTGCCTGACGCAATCTGCTGTTAGGATTCTTCGCGGCTTTGGGAAACTTCTTCATCTGACCAGCAGAACGAGCGCAGAATGATTTTCTACGCTTTGCCGCCGCGCTACCTTTTTTGACTTTACCTGTAACGGCAGTCTTCAGCTTACTACCGGGGTTCATACGACGATATGCAGCTACGCCCTTCTTAGTCATGCCTGCTCCGGCCTTGGTTGGCCTGAAGTTCTTTTTGTTTCGGGCTGGCATCTTGCTGGCTTTTCTAGTCATCTCGACCACCATAGTAATCAGACATGGACACTTCACCGCTTGCAGGCACGTTAGGGTTTACAGAAGAACTGACCGTTGTTGTTTCGGCTTTACGACGAACAATTCCGTAACTTATTGGGTCATCAAACGTATTCGGACTTGCGCCAACCCCAGGATCAGCCTCACTATCCGTTGCAAAGATTGTTGGGCCAAGTTGATAAATGAAACCACCTGTTTGAATTAAAATAGTGTTGGCTGCATTAGTCGCGTTTCCAAGTATGAAAAACGCTGATTGAGTTCCAAAAAACCCAGGGTCTCCAAGAGTTCCATTACTGGTTGAGCTTCCAGATATACTTCCCGTTGTATCAGCAACAATCGTTACGCCTGCCCAGACCAATGTAAAAACTGCTGAAGGCAGTGTAAAACCACCGCTTTGGAAGCCTCTGTTTACAGTGCTAACTCTATAGTAATACTCATTCCCATCACTTGGTGTTCCTGAAAAAGTAACGGGAAAAGAACTTGAGGAATTAGAGTTGGTTATTTTACTGCTAGGTGTGCGCCCGTAATACGCACTAAAAGTCCCTGCGGTTGTACTTGAAATAGTGGCGGGGACATTATCCCCGCCAATGTAATACTCCGAAAGCGAGATTGGATTCGTGCCTCCAAACTCTGACTGAATTTCAGAAAACTTTATTGCAGAACCGGAAGCCTGAAGAACCATCTCGTCCCCCTAACCGTGGAAGAACGTCATCATGTCTACTGTGGCAATGGTGTAAACAACATACAAACCATCTTCAAACACCACGCCCTCTTCGGGTATCGTGTTATCAATCGTTGTATTGTCTGTACCAATCGTTCTGGCCTTAAATGTTGCTGAACCACTTGCGTTCGGATCGCCATTGAAAAACTCAATCACTCCAGCAGTACCACCAGAGACAATCGAATAACCTTTCAAACGTGTGCGACCAGCAAATACAACATCAGCGGCTGAAGCACTTGTACCTGCTGTAACTGTACCAGCAGGATCACCAACAGCAGTGATGCTTGTAATTGTCTTGAAGTAGTTTGAGCTTGTAGCTGTGCCTGAGTCTGCACCAGTCAAAGATTCCGTCAAAGCAGAACCGTTCACATCTGTACCAACGATAGTGAAAGAAATACCACTGTCATCACCGCCTGACACAACCACCAGCTTTCGGCCTGACCCTGCAAGGGTAACTGCACCACTGTCAGCCAAGGCACCACCAATAACCAAAGCAGCGTTGTTGGCTACTTGAGCAGAAGCTGAAATGCCATCTGGATCAGCAGCAACTTCGTCGCTAATGAACCTAGCTTTTACGTCTGAACCTGCCATGCTAAACTCCTTATCAAAAGGAGAGGGGTTTTACCCCCTCTCGTTACTAGGCTTCGTAACCCATCAATTCAATAAAGAGTTTACCAGCAGTATAATCAGCGTCAGTTGTGTCACCCAGTGTGAGGTACAAGAACTCATCCGCAGCAGGTACAGCTGAGAAATAGACCTTACTACCAAGAGTAGCATCGCCTGCGTTTACCAAAAGGGTTTCTGTCAAACTAGAGATAGCACCGTCTTCAACACCTGTGCTTTCTGTAGCCGAATGTACGTTGATGTCTGGATCGCCACCAGCAGGTGCTTCAAAGCACTCCATGCTACCTGTCAGAATCGTGCCGTTTCGGGCGGCTGTAATCTGACCAATGTGACATACGTTAGACGTTCCGTTCACACCGATGATGTCACCGCTTGCAGTTGAGCGCAAACCAGTCAGGTCGATAAGAATACGGGTAGTGATGATACCACCCACACGCTGGACAGCACTGCGATAAATCGTACCTGTGCCGCCTGTGATACCTGTTCCAGCTTCGGTTGCAAGTGTGTTTGCATCAAACGACGATACGCCTGTTGAACTGATGCTTGAGAGCGTTGTGATGGCTCCCGTTGTAGCGTTTTCACTGATTGAGGTGAATCCACCTTTGGAGCGCACTGGCCCCGTGAATGTTGTATTAGCCATGTAAATCTCCTGTCGTGGCTAGTGTCAGTCACACCATGTGACTGTCAGGATTTTTAAAGTATAGACACAAAAAAAGGGGCGGTCAAACAACCGCCCCTCTTCTGGCGTGGGAAAGTTACGCGCCCGGTGAGCCGAACACGCACCGTGGGTCGCTAAAGCCGAAGCTATAACGCTCACGCGCCTTATAACGCATGTTGCCTGTATCGAAATCAGGCTCCATTTGTGTTGTCAGCGACAGACGCTCAAAGTGCTTGAAGCCATTCGGTGAGTCCGTCTTGATGAAGAACGCATCTGTGTCTGTCAGATAATCGTTTACGACATAACCTTCCGGCAACATTCCCATGTTGCGGATGGCATTTGTGTCGTTATCTGCCGTAGCAGTACGAAGATTTGAAGCCATCAGACGCTCTGCAACAAACTGAAGCTGACGCGGAATGATCAGTTTCGACCCGCGAAGGGCGATGATCAGACCACGCTCATCAACAAAACCAGCAATGCTGATCAGAGCATCTTCAAGAGATGTCTCGTTCAGATCAGCAGCTACGCTGGGTTCGTTAGCCAGTGTGCCACCATTAGTAAGCGGGTGATCAGTTGCACAAAGCTCTTTGCCATCGCCACCTTTTTTGGTGCTGTCGAAAGCATTGTTGAGAATTGCAGCAGCTTTAACCTGCTTAGTATGAGCCATGGCCCGTGCCAACGCACGAGTGTAACGAGATGAGAGACGATCATACAGATTGTCCTCAACAGCTTCTTCCGTTACGGAGAAAGCCGACGCTACTGTTTCGTGATTGTAACGAGCCGTGTATGCCTCTTGTGCGTCATCGAAAGTTACTGCTGAACCTTCAGACTTAGTGGGAGCAGCACCGAAACCAGACAGCATGACCTCTTCTTCAAAGGCTCTATCAGAAGCCTCTGTGTCGAAGATTTCAGCGTGTTGGCCTTCGTAACGGTTATACTCCATCCCGAACAGGGCGTTGAGGCCGGGTTCGAGTTCTTTTGCAAGTTGTGCGCGAGAAATAGCCATAACCTAAACTCCTATACGCCTGTCGTCGAAACAGTACCACCTGCAATCGCACCATTCGGTGAATTGAAGTGGTTGTTCAGACGCACGATTACACCAATGCCAGAGGCCGCAAAGTCTGCGTTCTCGACATCATCAACAATACCCATAATCCGAAGATTCAGATTAGCTGTTGTAGCGATAGTACTGACTGCCAACGCTGCGGAGGACTTGCCGGTAGTTGTGCTACCAGAAGTACCCGAAGAGAAGTTCGCGTTCGCAAAAATTGCGGCACGAGCTGTCGCTTCGTTTGTCAGCGTAGCGTCAGACGCTACTATATACAGTTGTAGGGGATCATCATTAACAAAGGCACGGACAGGAAAATTACTGTCTGCGCCAGAACCAGGCCAGTGTTTTGAGAACACTGTTTCACCGGTAGTTGAGCTTACATATTCGCATCCAGCAAACGCTCCCAACAGACCTACAGTTCCACCAGCGGCTGCACCAACAATGTCGATAAAACCTGTGCTAAGTGGAATAACTGGAGAACCTGTATAGATGACGTTTGAGTTATCGGAAGCAATACGGTACTCAGTCAAACCAGTGCTGTTTGTGTTCTGTCCTACTTTTGCGTAAGGACGTAGGCCAAATGCACCATTTGAGTTTGCCATTTTATACTCCTAACAAACGTTTCAGTTCTATTCGGAGGAATCGTTTCCTTTGCCCCCGAAAGTTACACGACTTTGCCGATCACTTTGTATCGGCATTGAGGGATGTTGCTCCCTCATGAGGTTTTCATCAACGGCTTTCATCTGGTTGCGGGTCTGATCCCGGAAATAAGCAGTTCTTTCAGAAACCGTTTCCTCTGAAATCCGGCAGAGCATAAGCCCACCGTTTCCAATCACACCTTGAAATTTACCTTCGTCGATTGTGGGTGCCTCAAAATCTGGATATTCATCCGATCTTACCGGCTCCCATCCTTCTCGAAGTTTGGCATGAACATTTGTCTTGTCATCCTCACCTCTAATGCCGACTCTTACCCACCGATGCACATATCCAGCGGGGGGTTGCGGTGCCTCCAGCATACTAGGGGGCTTCCAAGGAGTTTTGCGCGCAGTTTTTTTGCGAGTCTGCGACTCTCGTGGTATGCGTTTCTCAGTCATGTTATCTATCCTTATTTAGTTTTGCAACTTCTTTGGCGTAAGCCTCGTATGGAACGTTCAGTTTTCTAGCTATCGCCTTTTCTGATTCCGTCAGTTTTATCGTTCTTTTGCCTTTTGCCGAAGTACGAGAACCGGAATTAGTTGCCGCCGCTACAGGTGGTTTTGATTTTTTCCCACCCGTTTTTGGATATTTGCTTGGGAAATCCTCTTGGAGTTGTGCGTCCAGCCTAGCGTAATAATCGTCCGTGGATGGATCCACGCCCTCTTGCACCAGCTTCTGATGTATGCCCATCGCCGCGTATGTCATAGATTGATCCTCGCCAAACCAGTCATTACGTTCTGCCCACGCCTGCGCTTTTGCATCAGGAACATTTGGAGCTACAGGTTGTGGAGTCGGATCAGGCTGCTCTTGTTGAACTTCTAGCCTGTTTTTTGCTTCTTCGTGCCGTGATTGCTCCAAAGCCAACCGGCTTATTTTTTGTTGGGCTTCAAAAAGTTTATCAGGATCTGCCTCTTCATGCGCCTCCCGATACTGTGACTTTGCCGATTCAAGTTCAGATTCAATGCGACTACCGAACTCGTTAACAAGACTGCTTTCGTTCTTTTTGTTTTCTGAGCGCAACTCTTCCAGCTGCTTTTTCATAGCTTCAGCGTATTCCAAAGCTGCTTGTTCTCTACGCTCTGCCTCGCGTCTTTTGTGTGTTATGGCAGTTATTCTTTTTTGAACACCTAGTGAATATTCTGATAATTCTTCTGAGTTGTCCTCAGTGTTATCTTCGGTTTGTTCGTCCGAAGTTTCTGTTGAATCATCGACCTCTTCAGATGGGGTCGATTCCTCATCAACTTTGGCAGGTTCAGTCGCGCTTGTTCCATCTTCTTCAACCTCTAATTCAAACTCAGGTTCTGTTTCTTTTACTTCTGCTTCAGACATACTGTTCTCCTAAATTTTTATGTCTTCTGGATCTATAATCGTAGCGATTACTTCATCGTCGTTAATTATACGAACCTCACCGTCCTCTAGCTTGAAGCGAGAACCAGCATATCGACCAATGCAAACCCAGTCGCCTTCTTTGCACCAAGGCTCCATGTCTGCACCAAATTTTTCAGGATCTTTGTAGGCAAGCGGCCCGACTTTCACGACATATGCGACCACAGTTGCAAGTGCCTCACGATCCGCAACAGCATCTGGGATATAAACACCACCATCTGTCTTCTGTCGCCCCCGATATGGCATGACAAGTAAACGCCAACCCGTAGGCTGCGGTACTCTCTCCATTGCTTTCTGTTTGGATTCGGCTTTCTTTTTTGCTTCTATCGCCGCTTTTGCGTAGTCAGGAACCAGTAACGTCTTCGTCATCTGTATCAAAACCTTTTAGCAGGGAACTTAATTCATCTAGTGCAGTTGAGAGTCCCTGGATCTCACCTACGATGCTGCGGTACTGTTCCATGTCTTTTATAGACCCGCTAGAAACAGTAATCGTTAAATCACTTATGCGATTGTTCAGAGTTTTGCGGTATTTGGTTACGAAGTCAACAAGGTTCATCGGATGCCTTTGAAGCCGACACCAGATATAGCTGCACCCGTACCACGAATTGTTCCGCGACTAGGACACTTGCCACCTTTGGCAACCTTGCCACCGTTCTTGAAACCCATTCTAGCTACAGCCTTCTTACCTTTTTCCGTTCCGGCAAGAGCCTTCAAACCGGGATTGGGTAAATCATCGACTGGGGTTTTCATTTTAACGTCACCACCATCTTTCATTTTCTTTACTCCTGATATCTTGTCTTTGTTGAGACTAGCATAAAAAACCTGCTTGCCTTTCTTCTTGCCATACTGATCTGTCATGGCATCCATAATCTTCTCACCTTTTTTATTCAACGGCATCAGACTATCCTCTTCCTCGTGCTTTATCTATAGCTCTCGAACCAAACCAGAAACTAATGATAGCAGCAAAGATTGCTTTTGTATCCTCATCCCACAACACATTGAGAGACTCAGCCACACTCATGCCGCTATTCAATGCCTCACGCAATAGCGTAATTTCAATCGCCAGAAACAAACCAAAGAAACAATATGTGATTACCGGACGCACCGAACGCTGTAGACCAGATATGATACCGCTACCTTTGTTCATGCTGATGTCGTGCTGTATCAGTCTGTCGTGTTCTTTGTCCGAAGCCTGCGCCTCAAACGCCTTTAGTTCAAAGTCATAACCGTCTTTGCGTAACTCAGCCGCGCACTTCATCTTCTCTAGCTCAAACTTCTGGTCACTCTTTTGTTTGAAATGATCAGCAATCGCCGGAGCCGTACTGCTGGCAAAACCTATCAGAGAACCTATTACACTTAACATTATCAGTACCCCTTGAACCCTTTGTTTTTAGCAGACCAATCTTTCCTAAGTCGTCTTTGCTTTTTTCTCATTAAATTATACTCACGATATTTGTTTAATGAGCCTTCATACCTGTAAATTATTTTCGGCTCATCCACGCCGATACACCCATGTATGCGCCAACAACGCCAGCTTGAGCGATATAGAAAAGACCAAGGAGATCAGCGAGAGCATTGACACGACTATCAGAAACCACAGGTAGAAAAAGGATTGTTGAAAAAACGAGCATACTTCCCATGGCGACCCAAGCCATGTACTGCTGTGCCTTTGCTTTTTCCTCGCGTAACTCAAGCTCAATCATCTCCTTTTCACGGGCTATCTCTTCGTCTGTAACGACCCCATCATTATCTAAATCATGAGTCTCGTAGCGGCTACCGCGTTCTAGCTTCTTATTGGGTGCCACTGATAATCTCCACTGCGCTTTGTTTTATCAATCCAGTTCCCGGTAACGAGCCGGTGTAAAAATAAACTTTATGTTCTGGGTAATATGCAATCAGTCGCAAAAGCTCATTGGTTTGCTTGCACCGTGCCCTCAAATTTATTTCTTTAGCCATTGACCACTTTCAACGGCACACCTTCTAGTTCTCTGCGTAGCCGTGCTTCTATCTCATCCATACTCAAACCTTTTTTGTGCCACTCATGCGCCATCTTCTTTAGCGCAAAGTATTCACCCCAGCGACCAGCCCAAACAGATGTCATTTCTTTTTCCTTCTTTTAGAAGAGAGAACAGTTTTCAAGGTCTTCGCTTGCTTGGCGTGCGATTTAGAAGCCTTGTTAAGACCCTTAATTACTTTTCTCAGGGTGCGTTTGTTTTTAGGGCTAGTCATTTTTTGTTCAACTCTCTCATTACAGCAATCTCTTCCTGCGTTTGTATGCGCTCCCTATTCGTCGCATCACGTTTTGCGGCAATCTCAACTTGCGTATCCAACCGATCTTCGGCCTGCTGTGCAGACTGCTGTATGCGTGCCGTTTCAAGTGCCGCGTCAGTCTGATCTTTCTGCGTCTTGCGCTGTTGATCAGCCGCTGCAATCTGAACTTCAGCTTGGCGAATGCCAACAAGCGGATCAGGTGATTCAGGCGGCGATATACCCGGTGCATACTGTGCCACCAACTGTGCCGTGATCTGCGGAACCAGAACTGCTAGCTGCTGTTGAGCTTGTGCCTGTATCTGCATCTGCAACTGTTGTGCCATAGCCGGATCAGTAATCGTAGCCATGGCCTGTTGCATTTGTTGTTGAGCCTGTGCCTGTATCTGTTGAACCGCTGTCTGCTGTGCAAGAAAACCAATCCGTTCAAACAGTTTGGAAATCAGCGCACCTTTAACCGGAGCCACTTCACGCATGATAGGTGTCTGCAACATGGAAACATAAGCCGTGATATGTGCTTCCTGATTTTGTTGCGGAAATACTTTGAAGTCCTGACCAGCAAAAAGCTTCGATATCTCTGATGCTGGATCCATGGGTTGCGGTTCGGGTTTCTTGGGCAACACCTCATCAATATTCTTAACTTCAAGCGCGGCATACATACGACGATACGCTTCGCGTAAATCATGAATCTCTGGGCTTTGCATCGCCATCTGCAACTGCGTTTGTGCCAGAGCCTGACGCTGTGCGGCAGAAAAAATATTCGGATCTGATACCGGAATGATGTCTACCCGACCATCAAAATCCTGTGCGGCAACCTGTGCAGGGACACGCAACTGATACGGATACATCTCAACCGTATCACCGATGATGGCAGAGAGAAGTTTGAACTCCTGCTTTTGGGCATAGTGCATCCGTTTGTGGATGGCACTCATGACCCGTGATCCGCGCTCCAGCAAAGCAACAGTCGTGCCTACCGGCGCATTTGAGTTCATGTCACCCGTGGCATTGTCAGCAATCGACGCATATCTGCGACCACTATCAATAATCACGCCCAGTAATTGTGACAGAGTTCCCGAAGGTTCCTTGTACGGTAGCGGCGATATTGCGTTACGAATATCACCACCGGGCGCATCAATATCCCTGAACTCACCAGGCTGTAACGGTTCATCATCATTACGGATACGGACACCACGAGCCTTGAAACCAGCAGGTAGATTCGACAACGTACCAGCATCAATCAACTGACGCAGGATAGAAGTGGCAGCACGAGACAAACCACCAATCATGTGGATCAAACCAAAGCCATAGAAACCAAAGCCCGGTAAAAACTTGTAGTGCACAAAGTGTTGAAGTGCTGCGCGTGACTCATCTTCTTCTTCGTAGTTACGATAAATAGCCAGCACCTTATTGCTATCCCGATCCAAGGTAACTGCATAAGGGAGCTTCACACCCGTGGGTTCGCCAGCATCATCGACATCCTCAAACCCTTCGAGATCCAGATAAGTGTGTATCTCAAGAAGCGTGTAGCCCGTATCCTGATAAGACGGGCGTACACCGGATATCTCGTTTACACGATCCTTCAGTTCATCCGAATCAGAATCAAGTTGCGAAGCTGATATCTCAACATCCCTGTATATCCCACCGACCTGCATCTTACGCAGATCATTTTCCGAGGTTCGCAAAACGTGAGTGATGCGCTCTGCCGTGCGGATATCGGTTGCCGAATATGGCACCACAACATCTTCAGCTGGTAAAAACTTGGCTACCGCCCGACCCTTAATCGGATCGAAGTACACTTTCTTGAACGTTGAACCAGCCAGTGGCAGGTAAAAGAGCATCTGATCAGTGTCCAGATCATACTCTTCCATCACTTCCATGATGTAGTAGTTCATAAAATCTTCGACACGCTTTGCCTGATCTTCAGCTTCTGGTGTGTGTGCACCCAGTATCTGTGTGCGTACCGGCCCTGCTGACGGAAGTATTTCCTTATATGCTTGCGCCTGAAACTGTGTCACCGATTCTGAAATAAGCGGGTGTGTTACACCCGACGCGCCAGAGAAAGGCTCGTCACGCTCTTCATAGTTGATGCCAAGTAGACCCAGACCCTTGGACAGTGCCTGTTCCCACTCGTCTCGTGAATCAAGGTCATCTTCAAAAGCATCAACAAGCTCACCAGCAATCCCTTCAAGCACGCGCTCGTCCAGAGATTCAGCAAGATTGGATGTGTGACCTATTTCCTGTAAGGCTTCTTCGGGATCTAGTGTATCACCTTCACCAGCCTCAACAATAAGCTCTTCCAGTATCTCGTCAGTTATACCGGGGCTTTGTGCCTCTGCTTCAATAAGAACATCTTCAGCACCGCCACCCGCAGGCATTGCCGAATCAACCATTGCTCCCGGTGGATTGCCCGTTTGTGACATGCCTGTTTCTCCAATTGTTTATAAAACGTAAATTACACTAGCCCAGTTTGACATAACCGACAACGGCTAGAACAAATAGCATCGATACGATGGCAACAGAACCAATCACTAGAAGAAGTTCTTGGCGTTCTTTTTTCTTCTGTCTGGCAATACGTTTTTGTTCAGCTATTCTTTCTTTTTCTTCCTTAATACGCCTGTTTCTTTCGGCAATGATTTGCCTCCACGTTCCGTATCCAAACCGATTGTCGATGAGAGTTTGCATATCGCGGAGTTGTTCCTGCGCCAGTTTTGCGTCGATAACAGTGTGTGCAGCATCCTTGCTCTGCCCGATAATACTTTTGCTACCAAACCGTTCTTGTTGTAATTGTTTTTCACCCGCAAAAAGTCCTTCCACTGCTCCCGCAATTTGCGAAATATCATTGGCAGTATCTATGTTTGATTTTATAAACTCGACCGATTTTTGCACAAGTGCGATACCAGCCAGTCCTGTTGTCAAAGGATCCATCAGTAATACTCATACTTCTTGCGCCTGTAGTACGGATCTTCCTCATCTTCTTCTAACGACGCAAAGCCGCCTTGCCTAAATCTAATAAGTGCCATCGTCATGCTGTCACAATAGTCATCGTAGTCGCCCTTTGGAAAAGAAGCAACTTCTTCAATAACATCCTCCGCAAAAGTCTCTTCCGGTGCCCAGACTCGACCAGCCTCGAACAACGGAGCGACCATGTGCATACGGGTAATCTTGTCAATACCACCACGACCCTTGGCTTTACCCGGTGAATACGTCACAACAGGTATATCAATCCTGAGTAACTCATCTGCCAGTGGCTGACCCGACGCTTTTGCCTCAATCAACACCATGTCCGGTTCCCAATACTCATGCTGTTCCGCTGCAACTTCCTTCAGTTCGGGAAAATTGTACCGACCCTTCATGGCATCCAACAAAATGATGTGTTCGGTGTTGTCCTCATCAGGATCAAAGATGCCCCATGTCGTGATCGCCGTGTAATCAGCCGTTTCTTTCTTGGAAAACGCCGTGTCATAACTCTGAAGTATGTACTTGAGCCGTGGGATCTTCTTTTTTGTCCAACTCTGCCACCATTCGCGCTTGACCATGGCAGTTTCTTCGGATGTAGGGTTTTGTTGCCACTGCGCGTTCCATTTCGAAGGGGACAAAGACGCTTTTACCGACAGTAGTTCGTCCTTGTTCCAAAATTCAGGCCAGACAGGGTTCCCCGATGGCATGATTGCAGGAAATTCTATCAAATCCCACTGATCAGCCATCGTATCTTTCATCTGTTCGGTCAGTAACCGGCCTGTTAAGTCCTTTTTTGACCACCTTGTCTGAACAATGATGATCGAACCACCAGGCTGGAGTCGCTGACGAGGCCCAGAGGTGTACCATTCATAGGTATGGTCATATGCAGTCGAGGATAATGCGTCTTGTTCCGAGTGTGGATCATCAATAATCAACAAATCTGCACCGCGACCCGTCATTGCCGCACCAACACCCGCCGCAAAGTACTCGCCCTTCTTACTTGTCTCCCATCTACCAGCAGCTTGACTGTCTTGTTTGAGGTCGGTTTCTGGAAATATTTCCGTGTATATGGGGTCAGCAATCAAATCACGCACTTTCCTACCAAAACGGGTGGCTAGTTCCGTGTTCATCGTTGCCTGAATGATTTTCAGTCTAGGGTTCCTTCCCAAAAACCATGCAGGCATCAAATAGGATGCTAATTCAGATTTGGAATGGCGGGGTGGCATGTTAATGATCAGTCGTTTCAACTTACCCTGTGCAACAAGCTCAAGTTTTTCTGAAATAACTCGGTGGTGGTTCCCCTCAATAAAGTCGTCATACACATGGTGAGCAAAAGACATGAACTTGTCCTTGGCTTCTTCACGCTTGGTTAGGGTTGCTTGTGCTTCCTGTAACAAAAGGATTTCACGAAGTTTCTCTTCGGGAATGATATCGAGATTTGTCATGCCCAAACGATATTATATTGAAATGAATTTATCAATCTAGCTACATAACAGATATACGCACCTGCCCACCCCGCGCTTGGTTGGGGTGCCCCTTGCGGCGCGTGTTGTCGCGCCTAACAATCGCCAAAAGTAACCCCAAAAAAAAGTTTTTTTATTTTGCCATGGGGCT